TCTACTATACCATCCTCCGGTATAAAGTTGGTAGAACACCGAGGAGCGATGGGTTCATTAGTGGTGAAAGACTCACCACCAAGATGTTGCTCATATATAACCGTGGGAATATCAGAAGAGCTTCCAGGAAAAATCAGACCAGGAACATCAAAGAATTTAATTGATCTCTCTATGTCCTTCCTCAATAAAGTTCCACTCGCACCATATCTTGTATCAGTTATCCCTCCAAGATGAAAACCCACTATACTAGCGGGTTTAGTTTCACCAACAAAAACACCCATACACAGACCACGGAAAGTATTGAAATTCTGAAACTCATACTCAGCACCTTGAAAACTAGCAACATCTGTGGTCACTGTTCCAAAAGACATCCTAACCCTATCTGTTAGTAAATCACCGTCACTTCCCCTATATGTAAATGAGCTTACAATTTCCCCTGTCAAGTGCTCATTTGGGAAATAATCGGTAAAGTCCACTTTATCGCATCCACCGGGGGCGTACAATATAGCCAAATCTGAATTTGGAACTCGATAAACCAAATCAGCTGTGGTCCGAACCTTATAACTGTGTGAGTTACCCTTATACTTAACACGAGGAAAAATCTCCAACTCCATCTCTGGACTTATGAAATGATTGGGTACTACCAACAAATGTGTACGAAGGTAAAAGCCCCCCGTGACTTTAGTCCCACTTTTAATAAAAACACAATTCTTCGGAATCTTACCGTTCAAATCGCGCCAAGCCGTTGTCTTTGCCCGAATCGCAGGTGAAACTAATTTTACCTTCGGCAATTGAGGGTACCAAGGATTAGGCTCTTGCCTTCTCGTCACATACTCACCACTATTCTCGGGGTTCAAAGCAGATTGACCCGTTAAAACTGCGCCACTAAATGATCTGTAGAATTTAATGAAACTAACGAGCATCTTACCAAGTGCCCTGGTCATCAAGTAAGTAGTCCCAGCTCCAACCACACAGACAAACAAAGGGTTGCTAGCTATACGAGAAGCAGAAGTACGGACACGAAACCATCTTTCCCGTGAATGCCAATACAACAGATACAATCTGTAAAGCATAACGAGATGCAATGCTAAATTGCTACCAGTTGTAATCACCAAAAAGCCAATCCAAAAGGGTCTCAGTATGAAAGCGATAATCCAACCTACACTGCCGATAAAAATCTGTTGCCAATGAATACGAATGTAATCAAAAACACCTCGACTAGATATGATATAGTTGCAGAAAGCACTAATGTCTCCCCTATACCTATACGGTATAAAATTCCAGAAAGCATTTTCACCACGAAAGTCTTCTTCGCCTATGTCTATCTCAGAGTCGTCTTCAACTGTCTCAACAATAATCTCTTCTCCCGCTTGTTCCAAAAAGCCACAAGTACATGACATGCATAATTTGCAACAAACTGGACATAAATTAATAGTTTCATGAAGTTGAGTCTGCTTCTTTACCAAGCACCGCTGATTGTGTGCATGCGATTTCGCAGCATCCGCAGTGTAATCGGCAAGTTCTTTCAATGTTATGTCTTCAAGTATCCGGTTATTCCAAAAAATCTTCCGGAAATC